GCTTTACCGCTCATATTTTTATGAGAGTTTACAAAAGACGTGCCTACGAAGCCACTACCTGTTATAGCGTCATGATTTAAAAATCTATTAATGTCCTGATGAGGAGCGAGATCTAAAAGAGGGCCGGGTCTATCAGAGAGTCTTTGCGCTCCCGTTGGTTGTTTGTATCCAACTATAATACCAGAAGGTAGAGAAGGATGGACTAGAGTTCCTGAATTCGGATGAGGGTATTCGTAGCCGCTATTTATTTCATGCAGAACGCCTAAACCATTCTGCCATCTATTTACATAACCAAAACTAGGCCCGAAATCAACTGCTCCAACTGCAAAAGGCTCGTTACAAGCGCCGCCGTTATCTACTGGGTAAGCGACTCCAGATTCATTAATACCTATCATTCCGATATGCTGTAAGCCATGTCTATCTGTGCTTTGAGAAGAGCCGCTCCAAGATATAGTCGGGAGAGCTCCATCGGCTCCTGTAGGTTGTCCTCCAGAAGCATTAGGATAAACTGGATCAAGCTGTACGTTTAATTCGTACTTAACTCTTAGAAACTGACCCGGCCGAAGTACATCTGGATTCGGTCTTCCTTCTCCAGTGTTTCCGTCTAATACAACTCTTGAAAAAAGTTTCTGTGCTCCCGGACTCTCTTTAAAACCTAACTCGGTAATAATTGTATTTTGTTTGACATGAAGAAAATCGAAAGTCCTAAATAATCTTAAGTATCTATAATCGCCGCTTTGGTAAACATCGTCCCCGCAGTTACCACTTCCGGGCAGATAATAAGAGTTCATCATTAGCGGCCGTTCTAACTGAGTGTCTCCCGTGTTTGCAGGGGTTACTACTCCAGAAGGCTGATCACCGGCCACGCAAAACTGAAAAACTTGTGCCCACGGCATGTAGGCAATCTTGTCTAATCCGCAATCAAGAATTAAGTTCTTGTGCCAACCATTTTCGTGGTCGACAGTTCCATCTTCGTTGATGACACTGGTCTTGTATTGTCCCTGTACGCTCCTATTAAACTCTATAGGCGGGATTTCTACAACTTTTTTTGGTTGGTACTTAAACATACGCTTTTATCTATTACACTTTTTTAAGGACTTTCTGAAACAAAAACAGCGGACCAATCTTTTAAATCATAATACTGTGAGCTATAATCTCCATGATAAGTAAGAGCATAAATGTAATGATTTCCACTCGGTACTATTACTGTTGATGGGGGCTTTTGTCCCTGCCAAGCAAATTTTTGAAATTCTTGCAGAGTGATACTACCATTTCCGGAGTTATTGTATATCCTGACTTGATAGCTGCCTCTTGTACCGCTTGTAATATCAAAATTTATATTGCTGTTATCATGATTTAGAACAAAAGTTTGGAACTCGCCACTATTATTAAAATGATAATCTCCGTTGTCGCCGGTAGTCCCAGATGGATTAACGACTGTGATTAAGTCCTCAAAGTCGGCGACTAAACCTGTGCCAACTCTAAGAACTTGGGTATAAGAAGCTCTTGTGGCATCTACATACCTAGGGTCAATATTATCTAACCCATGACCATTCGACATCTACTACCTTCCTTCCGCCAAGATATCTCTTATCTTCTTAGGGATATTTTGATTTTCCTGCAAGTCTTCGCTAGGCTTCTTAAAAGAAGAAACGTGTCGGCTGAATTCTCTTAGGAGTCTATCTGTTAACATGTTTCTATTATCAATAGGGACAATACCTACGCGAGAAGCATGAGCTTGGAGGTCTGACATGTTCATGTCGAAGATCTTCTGCTGGTAATTTTCGTAATCTAAAGTACCGTACTCAGAAGTGCCATCGTCGCCCCAAATTTGATCTAGGGTAGTGGGTTCAAACTTTTTTTCTACCTTAGCATGAGTCTGATTAATGCTATTTAAACTTTTCTTTTTCCTTTTAACTGCCATAACCTTTAACCTTTCCTTATTATATATAAAATACACAAATAATCTAATAAATAGAAATAAAAAACCCGCCGACCGAAGTCGACGGGCTTTGAATTATATAACGTTTTATTAAGAACGCTTGAGGTGAGCACCCACGAGCACGCGAGCGTCGATACAAACACGACCCTCTTCGACAGCACCGTAGAAACCGGTCTTGTCTGCGCGTTGAGTGAACTGATCGTCCGGCAGAGCGCTGAACGTAGCGCCAGAATCAGCGTTACGAGCGACAGGGCGGATGAGAGCTTCGCGAGAAGCATCTACACCGATAATAACCTCGTGGCTAGAACTGTCGTTAAAGGCAGTAGTAGTTGTAGTACCAGCCTCGTTAACAGCAGCAGCCAAACCAGCAGAATCACTGAAGGTCTCGTACAAAGTATTGTACTTCTGACCGACACCGAGCTCTTGCAAGTCGATGATGTTAATACCGAAGATGTTGGCAAGGCCAGCACCTCTGTAAGCGCCGCTCTTTGCGTCTTCTGGCAAACTCTGATTAGCGTTATTACCAATCGGAGAATACGAGAACGCTCTGATGTCCTGCTTGACTTCAGGGCTAACGAAAAGATCAGTGATCCCTTCAGAGTAAACCTGAGCAGCAGTACCGCCAGCGAACGACTTGTTGATGCGCTTCATACGAGTAATCATCGCGTTCAAGGTGTCCAACTGGAAGCTCTCAGTGCTACCAACATTATTAACAATGTGGTTACCATTGCTAGAACCAGTGCCTTTACCCTCAGAGAGAGCTTTAAGGATAACCGCCCACGCATTGCGCTCTTGCTTCACCAAGACTTCCTGAGCCATACGCTCAACAGCCTTGCTAACTACGTCAAGACGACCGCGGCGAGCATACTTCTTCAAAAAGCTAACAGCTGCATCGAGTCTGTAGGTAGCTACCTTCAACTCGTTGGCGCCAGCAATTTGAGAACTCGGAAGACCACCAGCAATGTTCTGCTGAACTACAGAGATGTAGTTATCAGCGTTTCTTTGCTCGAAGAACAAATCGAGCGGATAGCTCGGATTGTCGTCTTCGTCGTAAACAACGTCGGAATAAACAGCCGAAGCGGTGTCAGCTTGGCTAAGAACCTGCTGAATGACAGGGCCGATGAAAGCAGCAAAAGCCTCAGAAGCTTCACGAGAAACTTCTGGACGCTTGGAGCCCATAGCCTTAATCAACTCAACCTGCTCTGGAGTATTTTTAAATTTCAACTTCATTTTATAAATCTCCTATTAATTACAGTTCCAATTTAATTAACACGCTACCGTCATCATCAGCGCCGCCCAAGGCTTTACCAATGGATGAGTTCTCTGCAGCCGTATTAGTGATTTTACCGTCACCCGTTACATACAAGGTGTCGCCAGCCGAAATGGTTCCTGCAACAGCTTGGAATGCACCAGTTGCGAAAAGGAACGTGCCCTTGGTAGCAACAGGAACAGCCTGACCACTGATAGCAGCCTGCAGCTCAGCCGCTTTTTGCGGGTTGTACTTGAGCGGCTCTTCATTTTCGTCGAATTCTCTAACGTCATAAAGGAGAATACCGAGCGGGGTTTCACTAGCACCGCCGTTTGCGTATTCAACTTCTGCGTTAACGCCATAACGTTGCGAAACAACGTTATTGTAAGAACTGCCAACGTCGGTCAAAAGTTGCGTTTCGTCGGTGTTGCTCCAGCCTGTCTTAATCTTAACAACGGAACCAGCCTGAACGGTGGTCGTAGTGTTAAGAGTGACTGCAGTATCACCAAACGCAAACAAATTGATGACATCGTGTTCATCGTAATCCCGGAAGGGCATTAATCTTTCATTTGCCATAATATTTTGGTTTTCCTATTAGAGTTTGATATCGAAGTTTTCGATACTAAAAGCTTTACTATACTTATCGGTAATAGAAGGCTCTTCAGCTGGGGAAGAAACCGGAACGGTCTCCTTTTCGACTTCTGCGTTTTCGACAGCAGATTCGACAACTTCTTCAGCAACAGAAGCTTCTACTTCTTCTACAACTTCTTCAGTCTCTTCAGTTTTCACTTTAGAGGAAAGAAGAACCGTCATGTTCTGATCAAAGGCGGTAAAATCCTCTTCGGTCAAGTCCTTAATCTGACTAGCGAGAACCTTGCGGTCTTCGTCAGTCAAGTCATAACGCTCGTCGAAGGAGGCCATTCTTTGATTGAACTGCTCTAGCATTTCTCTCTCTACCTTTTCAGTTTCAAGAGAAGCTAACTTCTCCTTGACGGACTCTAGCTCTGCCTTAAGAGTTTCGTGCTCTTTCAGCAGACCTTCATGCTTTTCATTAGCTTCAGCAAGAGCGTCTTCTTTTTCTTGCTTCTCAGAAGTGAACTTCTCAGAGGCATCCTTCAGACTCTCTTGAATGTACTCATGAATCGCAGAAGCTTTAAGAGTCTGCAAGGACTCGTCATTGATGTCTGTGATATTTTCTATTTTCATAGCTTCCACCTTTTGAATACTTACATTTGTTTTAGTATTTTGGGAAATTTTTTCTTCATTTTGTTCGGCAACTTCGGCTTCAATTTGTGTATCTTCCGATGCTACCAGAACGCCTTTTACATCGGCCGCTGGGTTTTCGGTCAGGCCAATTCCTAACGGAACTACTTTGTTTACTACTTTTCTGTAAACATAAGATCCATCTTCTAGCTTACCTTCGCCGCCAAAACCTCTCAGCTTACCTTCGTGAGCTTCAACTTCCTGCGGGTCAGAAATAATTCTAGCATTTTCAATATTTTTTTCTTCAGCTTCAAGAACAACAATATTATATTCGTTGAACCCAAGCTCCCAGCTAGCGCTAATATTCATGTAATCGTCACTAGTAGGGTCGCTGGAATTTTCTATTTTATCCGCAAGCTCTTTATCTGTAATTTTCCAGATAACTCCGCCAAGAGTTACATTAAAAGGGCCTTTCATATCCTTAACTTCTTCTTCGGTCAGAGGCTTGTCATCCCCGAAAGAAGAAAAACCTGCCGTAAGGATAGTGCCAATTACAGATTTACGATTATGCTCAATATTAACAGGCTTGTTAATAAAGTTTTTGTGCATCGCTATAGCTGTCTCAGTATCTACTACATCGCCATTTTTATTAACTCTGTTTGCAACGAAAGCGTTAAACGCTACAGGCAGCAAATCATAGTTGGCGTCTGTGTCTACTTCTGGGACGAACTTTTCTAAATCAACCATAGAGGCTAACGCTAGATGCTGGTCTTTTTCTTCAGGCACTAGCGGCCTAATATGGGAACTAAAAATAGTCGTATACTTAGTTTTCATTTTTAAATATCTCCGTCGGCTTTTCTATAAGAATCTTTTACTTTGCCACCGCGCTTCATTTTTAAGAACATATTAACGCGTGCCATTGCCCAGCCACCACGGCTCATGCCGGGACGGTGAGAAGAAGAGAACGCGCCTGCTCCTCTTCTATAAACTTTTTTAAGTTGAGAAAGAGTAACTTTCTTTTTGCTCTTTGCATTATGATTCTTAACTTTTTCTCTAAGAGACTTCGTTACCTTCTCTGAGAAAGTAATAGCTGGACCACTTTTACCTGCGCTACCCGGTTTATTTTTAGAAGAACCTTTTCTTCTTTCACTAGGTTTAGCAGGAGTTTGCGCGCCGGACTTTCTACCCGGGCGTTTTGCTGCTTCAGATTCCTCTGCCCAGAAACTAATTTCTTCTAGGCTCATGATTTCATCAAACTCTTCCTGAGACATCACGTACTCTTCTGAGCCATAGCTTTTCTTCTTTATTTTAGAGGCTTTCTTGGCCTTCTCCATCTGCTCGGAAGTGGGTGCACCTTTAGCACCCTTTTTTCTCATTTTCTCTCCAGAACCAGACTTAATTCTATCGCGCTTCTTTTTGATATTTTCCCAAAGGCTAGCGTATTGATCTTTTAGCTCTGTCTTAGTCTTAGCTTCAGTTTTGTCCATGTCCATTTCATAATATTTCATGTAACTATGAACGCTATTGACGTAGTCGGCCACTTTAGTAAATTTAGATTGAACCCACGGCTCAAAATCAGTTGTGTCAGCCATCTGAGAAATCATTTCGAAAAGTTCTCTCAGTTGCATCATTGATTTAGCTATTTGAGCTTTAATCATACTACCTTCTTCGTGAGAAGCTTTCGCGCCGCCAATTTTCTTCATCAAGGCTTCATGACTCGGACCGGGCATAAATACTGTATCGTCACCTTCGCCATGAGTGTGAATATCATCGAATCCCATCTTTTTTGCCATTTGCATAGCTTGGCCGGGATTATTAAAGCTATACTTTTTCATATCAATCTTAGCTTCAATTTCATCACAGTCGCAATTACCACATCCGCAATCGCCGTCGTCATTAACTTCCTCTTCTACAAAAGCTAAAGCAGGGTTAATCGTTAATAGCTCATCGTGATCGAAAAAAGTTTGACCGTCCCACTCGTAATCTACTTCTGACCCCTGAACTCTTTTACCGGCGCGCCATTGCTGGCAAGACCAATAGCGAGCTTTTGTCTTTGGACCGGGATTATCGCAGTTATGACGAGCACGAAAGCTTTTACGCCTAGCAGGGTCGTCGCGTTTAATTTCCATGTTAGGATCGCCAAAGTTTACTTTAACTACGTTTCCCTTTTCATTTTTAACGTATACAGAAAACTTCTTAGGCCCGCCCGGTGTGCGAAAAGGCTTGTTCAAAGTCTTCTTTTCTTTAGCTTCTAGTATTTGTTTATCGAAGTCAATTATCATATTTCTATGTCGATTGAGTTTTTAAATTCGTCTTTTGTTTCTAGATAAAACTGATCCACGTCTTCAAATTTAATTTCATCTATGCCGTGATTTTTACATTCTACTTTAGCAGCCGCCAAGCATTCTTCGCTTGGCTCAAAGTTATTTGCGACGGCAGTTTTAAAATTTTTATAATCAGAGAACACTTCTAAAAAGTTATTTATTCTGGCAGCACAATAGTTGATTTCGCTACAATCCCTAGCGGCCGATTTAAATACTTTTATTAAAGTTTCTATACCTACGCCCTTAACTTCTGTGGCTTTTGCTTCTAGATATTTTTTGACTTTTAAAGAATAATCCACGAATGGATCTTTAGCGGTCTCCTTCTCAGAGGAGGCAATCTCTAGCATAATATGATTTTCTCTAGCCACTTAATATAATTATACACGTATTTATACGTTTTTAGAAAAAACCCGCTCATAAAGAGCGGGCTGCAAGTTTGTTAATTAGTTTGAGACTTATTAAAGGCAAAGACCGAACATAGGACTTCTCTAACCTAGTCCGCGACTTTTACTTATTGCCTAAAGTAATTTTTTTATCTCCTCTGCCTAAAGAAAGACCGGGAAAATCCCACTCGAACTTAAAGTAAGGGAGCTTAAAAGAGATACTTTTCTTATCGCACTTGAAGTCGAAAGAGGCGGACACGTCCTTGCCAATACAGGCAGTTGGAAGTGGAGCCTTAACTCCTACAAAGGGAATTGTTAGAGTTGGATCTGGCTTTACACCAGCGCCAAACCATTTTTCTTTCTTCTCTTTAGCTTCTACCGGAACGGAGAAGACTACCAATGCGATCATGAATGCTAGTACTTTTTTCATAATTTATTTAGTTTTCAGAAGCTCAATCTCTGCGGATTGATCTGAAATTGTTTTTAATACATCACGAGTAAATTCTGGAACGTGTTCCCAAGCTTTATCAATTTGAGGATGAGTCATCAACCTCTGGACGATATCTTGGGGAACCGAAGGAATGGAAATATTACTATTCGCTTTTGCTGTCTTGCATCCTGTTGCGAGACTTAGCAGCGCGAAAGGCACGATCAATTTCGTCTTGAGTATTTTTCCAATCATCTTTTATTTGTTCCTTCTTGTCTCTATTTATCTTATCTACTTTTTCCTCATATGACAAAGTTTTTTTATCTATTACTTTGAACAAAGAGCCAAGTATGGCTAAGATAGACTTGAGCCAAGACATTACTCTGCTTGCTTTTCTTCTGCTGGGGCCGCGGCCTTTTTAGCCTCGGAAGTAATTCCTTTTCTAAGAAAAATAGCCATTAACGATGCGAATAGTGCAGATATAGTTGTCTGCATATCTACCTCTCCAGCGAAATATGCGCCGAGAGCCGTCAAAACCGCTGCACCAGCGGTAAAGTAAGTTTTTTTGCCTGAAAGTGCTTTCATACCAAAATCTATTACACACCCTAAACGTTATAGAGAACCTGAGTTCTGACCCCAGAAAGTATGTTATTTGTAAATTGAATTTTGGGTGTTCCTCCGGGTCCTGTGTTGGACAAAGTATACTTATCAGGCCCTTGAATCGCTCCACCTACAAAACATCTGACTTGTTCGCTAACTGATAGATTGAATACCTCGCCCCCATCTGACTGCCCTGCGTGAGTACCTTTAATAGCAAGAACTCCAGTTATGCCTGTTAAAAGAATTTCATCTGTAACGCCTGTGGTTATACCTGTCTCTTGTATGAACGCTGACTCTGTTACCTTAGTCCAGTTTCCTAAGATTTTAATATATATGCCATTATCTTGAGCCAGAGATCCTGTGGTTGCTAGTAGAGCCCCATCAGAAACATCCATGGGGAAAGAGCCGATTCCCGTTGGCCCTACAAACCTATCCCCAGCGTATCTCGTATAGTCAGGCATTAGAAGATATATCCTGTTTTATATTCTGCGAAAATACCAGTATGCACTTTCGTAAATTCATACAAATTAGTTTTTTGTCCTCCAACCTCTGGGAAAGTATTAGTTAACCCTCCAAATACGGGAGTTATAACTGCGTTAGGACTTCCAGAAATAAAATTGCAATTCACAGCAGTGGCTGCTCTATTCTGCACATACATCTTTAAGACTTGACCCTCTCTAACATTAGAAAAGTTGAAATCTGTTCCTGTGCTAACAGTCGCGTATTGCACGTTGCCACTATTCCAATCTATAATTGAATTTTCTCCGCTGAATACTTTAGTCGCATCATCTGAAGTTTTTATATAATTACCTAAGTTAGACAAACCATGCCCAGCTACTGAAGGCGTTCTAGTAGTAAAAGCATTATAAGCTAGATACTTTGGAGAATTTTGTGGCACTCTAAAGAAGTAACTTTCTGTTATGCCTTTAGCGATACCTAAATCTTGCTGGCCAGAATTGTAAAGACCCACGTTACTATATTCATTAAGGCCTGTTGAAATTCCAAAGAACGCTCCTGTCCCGCCAGTTATGTTAAATTTATATGTATTCCCTTTATGTAAAACTAACTCGGGCTTTACGACCATTTCAAGTTGACCAGAATCCAAAGGCCTAGTTTCGTTAATCTCTATATAACCTGCGCTAGTATTAATATTAACATTATATTCGGCGGAATAATCCGAGTATATACCTGAATGAACTTGGCCGGTAAACTCTGTACCTAAAAGATTTCCTGTATCCGAATCAGTTACAAAATCGCCTGTTTGACCTGTGGTAACAAAGTCGCCGGTCATATTTATACCGACTAATAAATTACCAGTAGTTACCTTATCGACTAACTGACCAGTCATGGCAGTGCTAACAAGGCTACCAGTCATATCTTGGTCTACGAAATTACCAGTTTGAGAAGAGCCTACAAACTCACCGCTAGATTTAAAAGCGATTCCATTCGCTCCAGTGTTAACAATTACGAGACTATTCGCATTGCCTGCGTAAGTAGAAGGGGTGTCGTTTAAAGCTGAGACAAACGTACCTGTTAAACCGCCGCCACCTCCACCCCCAGCAACTCCAGAGAAAGTTAATGACGTTCCTCCTACTGCGACAACTAGAGATTGACCTTCGGTACCTAAGCTCGAAGGAGTATCATTTAAGTCTACGAATGTGGCCGCGAGCCCGCCTGTTATTCCTTCTGCTCCCGAGAAAGATATATTACCTGCTCCATCCGTAGCTAACAAGTTTTTGGCTGAGCCGTCACCTGTTGGGAATGTATAGGCATCGCTAAATGTTACTTTTTTATTTAACTTTATTTGGCCAGTGTGTAAAAACTCGGCTATATAATTTGCGCCCGAAGAAGTAATACTGCCTGTGTCAGCATGAAAATATAAGTCTTGCTGATTACCTATAAACATCTTCTTGCCAGACTGCGTACCGTAAATAGCATAGTGGCCCGAACCAATATTTAAAGTTGAGTCTCCCGTGGAAGCAGCTCTTAAATTTAAATAGTTCCCATCGCTATTCACAGATCTAACAACTGCACTGCTTGTGGCACTAGTGGTTTCTGATTCTATGAAAGTAAATCCATCATTTACGGCGTCTATAGTTTTACAAAAAAGTCTGCCCCATCTTTTATTCGATTTACCTAAATTTTTATCAGTATAGGGATGGAAGCTTGCGCTATCTTCTAATACTAGTCCAGTACTTAAAACTCCTGACGCCGTCCATTTAGCGAAGTAGCCGCTAGTGCCTTCTCCTGTGGGAAAAACTCCCGTCTCTTCTTTTCCTACTAATATGTTTCCTGTAGCAGAAGTATCTACAAAATTACCTGTTTGATTGACGCCTACAAGTATTCCTGTATTTGCCGAGGTTAGAAAATCGCCAGTTTGATTTACTCCGACAAGAATACCTGTATCCGCCGAAGTTAAAAATGACCCAGTCATAGAAGTGTCGACTAGGTTACCTGTATTGTCATATATATTTACTCTTGCGCCCATGTTTGAATGAACACCGCATTGATAGAATAAATTGCTAGGGGCAGACTGAGGCACCCTGAAATATAGAGCAGTTCCATTTTGAGCCCTAGAGTTGGTAATGCCCGAAGTATACTCGTAAGTATATCCACCACCTAACCCTTCGGTGACAAAAATAAAAGGATGACCGTTTGTACTAGAATCTGTTCTGAACTTATAAGTGTTACCTCTTTGTAAGTTTATCTGTAGTTGTTGGACTTGTGTTGTGGCCGCATGACTAGCCCCAGTCACCTCGCTTAAAAGATATTTCCCCCCGGCTTGAGTTACGTCAAACTGTGTGGAATATGTCCCAGAGGGGCTAGACTCAAAAAGAAAGTTCCCAGTCTCTGCAGTGCTTATAAAGTCACCAGTCTGAGAAGTTTCTACGAATGTACCTGTGCCTAAATTTAGGTTTTTTGTAAAAATTAATTCTGTTCCTCCGGGATTGCCAACGACAAACATATTGCCGCTGATCGCATTTGGGGTATCGGACATGCCTGTAAAGGTGGTAACGGCGCCAGAGATAGTTTCTGTTAAACCTTTTACCGTAGCGCTTCTGCTAACTCCAGCACTAGAAACTAGCACAAGCCCTCCAGTTGGTACCGGAGAAATCGTAGAAAGCTGAGATATCTTTTTATTTGGCATTCCTTATTCCTTATATATTATACACTTTTTTAACGAGCAACCATGTTATCTACGATTATTCCGCTTTCGTCTTCTAAGAGGAGATAGAAGCTTTCGTTATCTCCCCCTTCTAATAAATGGAAATCTTCTAGCTTTCGTTGACCTATCAATCCGCTTATAAATAAACCTCTCGTCAAATCGTCTGGGTCGAGTTCAGTGCTAAACGATGCGGAGAATGTTTTATTACTTCCTATTGAAGAATCGTAAGTAAAAGAATTTAACTTGGCTTTATTAAGAGTATACTTTATTAATGGTATGTTTCTGTCCTCAAAAGCTTGCACGCTAGCATGTTTTATTCCTGTCGTAGTAGTTGCGCATGTTTGCCCGGGCATATTTAAATCTATAGAGAAATCATAATCTTGATTTAAATTAACTAAATCAATTAAAGACCCCGAGCTCATCTTTTCTACAATCCCATTTAAGTCAATTGAAACGGGTATCGGATAAGTGAGTTTTCTACTTAAAGGAAACTTATATCCCAAGTTGGTCTCCGCGCCCCTAGGTATGTCAAACGATATTACATAAGATTCTAAATGTAGATTAGCGAAGTCAACACCTAGTCCAGAAAAAGAATCGGTCGTAAAATTTATATCTCCCGGACGTACAACAGATATAGGGTTGTTATTTATTCTATTTGGTATGACAGAATTTAAATTATTAATTTGCGCACCGCTTTTAGTTTCTATAGTAGGACTTAAGAAGCCGCTCCCGCTGGTTTCGAACATAATGTTCTCTGCAACGAAAGAAACTTCTGCTCTTGGGAAAGCTCCCACAGAAGCCTCAACTGAATAAGACACCATATAGCAATTCCCAAAGCATATAACTTTATGATTCGGTGCTTCAAAATCTATCTCGTAAGATGAACTAGATCTTTTTGTCAAGTCTTCTAAATTCGTGCCAGTAAAAAGATCCTCTCGTTTATCATTGACGGCTAAGTAATAGTTTTTTTTGTCTTTAAAATCAGAACTTGTCTCATCTTCTCCTGCGAATCCAGATATTAGGCTTTGTCCAGTATTATTAGAAAAGAACGGAGCGCCAGAAAAAGGCTCTTCAAATTGAGCATAGTTAACGAAGAGCCCCATCTCTTGTTCGTTAGAAACGTCAGAAAGTAAATAAGAGAAGCCAAAGCTAACCTCTGGAGAATTTATTATTGGCCTATCTACTACAGATCTAGTATTAAACTGAGTAACTTGAGTGTGAGGCAGGGTTATATCATAAGATAAAGCTTGAACCCTATCAATTTGTTTTATTAGGTTTGCTGTGGTTACTGGATCGGAATAGTCAAAGACTGGTTGTCCGCCTGTATAACTTTGGAAGTTAGCGCCGGATGGTCCTACAAAGAGACCTTGTGCGTTGTATATAATTGTCGACATTATTCGCCATCATACTTGCTGCAATAAAGTATCCCGGCTAAGAAATCGTCTACTTGATGTTCGTATGCTATAGACTGAATTTCTTTTACTCTGTCGTCATTTCTATCAACTGGTTCGGCTGCATATCTACCAGCTTTCGCCAACCAATTCTCCGGGTCCTCATTGTGAATTACTATGTTAGAAATCTGCTGAGCAATTTCCTTCTGAGTTTTGTTGAGCCTTTTTCTATTATGTAGTTGCCTTAAGGCAGCTTCGACTTCTAAGTTTAGCTTATCAGCCAAATTTAAATTATCTTGTATTTTACTTAAACTAAACCTTGATTGCTTATTAGCCTTCAGGCCGATCGGATTTTTTGTGTCGGTTTCTTTTGGTCTGCCGGTACCTTCTGGCCTGCCTTTCGGCTGGGGGACTGGCTTAGCTTTTTGCGAGGGAGCTTCTTTCGGCGGTTTGTTACCCAGAACAGGCTCGTATAAACCGTTGTCTTTATATACCTTAAACTTCTCTTGGGATTCTACAGACTCGTCGAAAGTTGGCATACGTCCCGACTCAATAGCTTGTATACCCTCTTCAGGTGTCAGCACTCCCAACTCTATCAATCTGCTATAGACTCTTGCATAAACAGAATTATCTCTTAAATCTAAGTCTTCGAAGTTAGGAGTAGGATAGTTTTTGAAGCCCATCTCCTTAGAGATTCTTTTTATCTCCGGCATTAGGAAGTCATGGATAAAAACTTTTCTACCTTCATTAAGCCTTTCCATAAACACCTGCACTTTGATGCTAGAGTTGGCAAACTTCTCATCGCTCAATAGAATGTTATTGAGGCCCATTTGTATGTCATGATTGCACACTTCATACTTTTTGGGATCTAGGATGCCTGCTATATCAGGAATAACAAATTTAGCTTGGGTAGTATAATCTGAAATTAGAACCCGTCCTACAGATTCATTCTCGAAAAGTTTTTGCATAGCCTGCAAGTTCTTTTGATTTACTCCTCCTTTTTCTGGATCTGTTCCCATCGTAACCAAGAGTATAGCTTGGTTTGTTGTGCGGGTTAGAGCCATATCCATTTTCTTCATTTCCTGTTTCCAGTTAATGTCTTCTAGTACAGGATAGCCCATAGGAACAGCGAATGGCTCGTAATCTTGCTTCTTGTAAAATACAGCTGTTATTTTATCTAAGGGGAGAGGAATGCTAACAGCGTTATACCCCGGCTTTTTACCTCCTTGTCCTTTTATTTTTTTAATAGTGTCCGCGTCAAAGCTTTCGAGGACTTGCCTATCTTCTTCTGTGCGAGGATTGCGTAATCTTTCTAGTTCGTAATCTGTGAGGATTTTTCTGAACTCGCCCGTAGCAAAAGTAATGTTTCCAGAAATTTGTATGTCTGCCGGATTTAAAATAATGTATCTCGCAGGGAGAGTATAGGAGGCGTCTGACGTTAAACCGAAAGTCTGAGACATTCTTGTTGCATCTGCCTTAGAAATATTAGCATCAAATCTATGTATGAATACATTGCCAGATCTATAATATTCCCTAAAAAATTTACTTTGTAAATTATTAATATTTATTTTACGAAGCAGAGCATCGAAAAAATCTTTCGATTTTTTACTGCCTCCCGTAAAGTAAATCTCGCTCATTGAGAATTCTGTCATTAAGTCTATAGTATTTCTGAATACAGAAAAATTATAATAGGCTTTCTGGCACAAAACGATAGTATCTCTGATATCTAAACTAGAGTTATTAGTTACCCCTTGAGAGTAGCGGAAAGGAATTATACCGTCATCGATATTTCTGTACCTGTCGGTCCTTTCGATATGACCGGCTTTGTTGCGTCTAGTTCTAGTCGACGCAACAGTCTCAATAATCTCTCCTCCAGCCATCAGAGGTTCCTTAAGAGAGTTTTCGTTGTTAGCTTTTCTTTTAACGGCCATTTTAATTTTAAATTACACTTAATCTATCATCCTTGGAATAAAAGTCGCGTTAACTTCTTCGACTTTTACATTCTTCATATCATTATAGGCTTTTACCGCCCAATTCCCTAACATTAATGTAGTGTAATTATCTTTTCTGGCTCTATTAGCTGAATTGCTACGACGAAGATGTTGGGGTAAATCAAAACTCTGAGTTCCTTTCGCCGTAGACTTTACTTCTATCAAAGCACATTGCTTTTTAGTTTGGTAAACTAAGTCGTCTTGAGTTTCAATCATTTCTCCTATATCGTTAAAGTGAGTCAACTTAAGAGGAATTTTTGTGGACGAAACTTTTGAGAAAAAACTCCCAGAGGCTGCGGTACGAGACGCAAAAAATATTCTTTTATGGTCTATACAGGATTGCAAGTATTCATTAGCATTTCTTAAAAACTCAGAACTAAATACTTGCTTGAAGCATACAATGTCATCTTTGGGGCTATAAAATCTTTTGACTTTTTTAAGTTCTTGATCGTAAGCTACACCCTGCTTTTCAGTGTTAAAATCAAAAAATTTAATCTCTAGACCTGCTTCTCTAAAAATTTCTGATTCGTTGGCACTATCAATAAATTGATAACCTGCGTTATCAATAATTATCATCTTTATATTAAAGTTTTTATAAAGATAAAATAAATATTTAATATGATTTTTTAAATCGCCGCCAGCTACAGCGTAAGAATGCACTAAGGTATACGACCCTTCATCCAGCTCAAGCAGAGACATCGCAAAGTAATCGGAGCTTGGGCTATTGCTAAAACTAGGGTCAATACCAAGTATATATTCTTTTTCTGGGTTTCCTGTAATTAAAGTATGCGGTGCCTCTCCGTCAGGGACAGTGCACTCGTGCATTTTCTTCGCGCTAAAGTAGCTGTCGCTGCCATCTGTAAATTGAGCGCAATATTCTCGCTGAAAAGAGGAGTTAGACGAGCCTCCTGACTGAGCCTCTTCGATAACAGTTTTATCTATCATGTCAGGCGGTACAGAGTCAAATCCCATTTGGGATATAAAATATTTAGAGTCTAAAATATCGTCAGAATAGATATTACCCATCCATTCCTTGTATGTTTTGTAAAGATTTTCGAAGCTATAGCTAGCAGAGGATAGAGCTATCATCTTTGATTTATTTTCGAATACCATTCTATCCTTCTCTTTCATCTTGCCGCTTTTAATTAAAGAGTCTTCTATTTCTCTAACTCTAATTCTTTCCGCCATGTCTTGCGGAGCAACCAAGAACGGCATGAGAACTGTTTTAATAGTCTCTTCTGGTAATAGCAGATACTCGTCGAGCACAAGAATGTTAGCACGAAAACCACGAATCTTTTCACCGCTTAGAGGTATCGCTGTAATGCTTCCGCCGTTTATTCTCCACTCGAACTGATCGTTACGTTTAGATTTGGCCCCGAAAGCTTGAGCCAGTAGTTCTGCCCCTTTGCTCTCTACTATCTTTTCTAAGTTTTGAAATATAAATCTAGCAGTACGAAACGTTGGGCCAGCTATAAGAATTTTTGTATTAGGCTCGAAGATGCATTGGAGAAAGCAGTATACGGATGCAATAAAAGTTTTGCCGCACCCGCGTCCCCAAACGCACATATTAAAGTTTCTATTGAAGAAACCTTTTAGAGTAACTTCCTGAAAAGGCGCAAGTTTTATTCCTGAGATTAGCTCTACAGTAAAACCCAAATTCGCTCTCAAAAACTTAGCAAGAGATATTTTAGCCTGTTTAGAATCAAGTTCTCCCTTTAAGTCTAACAGTTCTAAGTTGGTATCTTTTACGTCTCGTTTATATTTCTCTGGAGCGTGCCACATATTAGTCTAAATAAGCTATGAGAATTATTAGGAACAAAATAATCAAGGCTTGTTCGTAAGTTAACTCTATTTTCCCCCTCATAACAATTTCAAATCATAAGCATATTGCAGGTCAACATCTTTATATTTACAGTCGCTAAAAAATATTCTTTTCATAACCCTAACAGATTCTTCTCTACCTTTAACAAATAGAAATTGAACGTTTGGATACTCTTGTATAATAGTTCTAATATTGTGGAAAATATGCTGAGGATTCGTTCTAATTTTTTTGTAGGTTCTTTTTAATTTGTGAAACATTAAACTTGAATTGTAGTCGCTCTCCACTAAGACTATTAAATTAGCATTTTCTGTTTCTGCTCTTTCTATTTCGTTACAAAACCTTTCATAACCACCGCTCAAAGTACCTACTAAGTCTTGTATAGATTTTCTTTCTATATAACAATTACAAGTTTTGTCTTTATCGCTTAAAGCATAGTCGCCGTATTTCAGCCCCTTGACTTCTGTATGTATCCCTATAATATCTAGAGGTTGCTGCTCTCTAGTGTCTATATAAATTTTTTCATGTTTATATTTCTCAGGATTATAAGCAAGCGGCTCTGTTATAGTTTTATATTTAGTAGCTAAACCAACCTCTTCGCATATTTCATTGTAGTCTCCAAATACTTTTTGGTAATAGGCTACAGATGGGCTCATCAGAGATCTGAGCTCGACTTGACAAGGAGCAAACTCCAAATCTTTTTTCTCTTTCCTGCTGATGAGAAAGTTTTTAAAATACTCTTTTGCTACCGGCGGCTCCACATGAGACATCCATTTTTTTAAATTGTTTTTATTATTAAAATCGGTCGCAAAATAACTTTCTTTATTGACAAAATTTATGAGTTCATTATCGTACTTATCTCTACGCGGAAAATGTTTATAGTAATAATCTTTTATTTTTAACTTATGGCTTTTCAGATGAGCATGTAAGCTCCTATCCGACGGAAAAGTTTTCCCGCACTCTTTACATTCAACCATTAAGAACCTCCTCTTCTGTTAGCCCCATGATTCGACATTTAATTTCGTCCATTGTAGAAAGTCTTTCAACTTCTTCTTCTAAAGCCTTCTTTCTGATTTCAGCAAGCTTAATCATTTTATGACGAGACTCTTCGTCTTTCCACATCTCTACTAAATTTAAAATAGAAGCGTTTTCTTTAATTTGCTTACTAAGTCTCTGACTCCTCTTTTCTTTTAGCTCGTTGAGAAGTTTTGTTTGTCTATTGACGCATTGATTGTATTCTGTTTGAGCTGTGTTGATAGACTCGACCAAACTCATAGCCATTCTTTTACCTTCAGTTTCTTCGGCCGCTTGGTCTAGAAGCTCTTGGAGTCTCTCAACTCTAACTTGGATATTCGAAGCTATCACTACCTCTGCAGAAAGAACAATATATTGATCTACTTCTTCTTGCGTCAAGTCTGGTTTATCATGAGTGTATCGAACGAAACTGCTTTCAAAGAGTTCTCTGTTGTCTTGAGATGCGTAATTTGATATTTGATGTAGAAACCTATACGTATGCATGTAGGCTATAAGCTTTGCAATATTCTTTTTGTCAGAAGTTTTAATATTATTTTTATCAATACCTTCATGAACATATTTGTTAATTCTAGATATAGCTTTTGTTTCTGTTTTAGGAGGGAGATAATCGCTCGGGGAAACTTCTCTAACTACTTCAGATAAAACTACTTTATCGTCTATAGACTTTGCGAAAGCACTACATGCTCTAAACCGCATGTCAGAAGGATTTATTTTTCCCCCGTATAAAGTTTCGCACATATCAGAGACTTTCATAGTCGAGCAATTATTATAAATGAAATCTCTTTCCTCTTGGTTTAAATCATAAGCCTCTTTTCTATCAGAACTAGCTTTAGCTTTCTTGCCTTTGGAGGCTAAATAATTCTTGATTGCTTTACCGTAAACACTTCTGCCATCTCTAAATTTCTCGTCTATATTGGGGAAAATTAAAGCCACTAGCTCTTTAATAGCAGTAACCCCTTTGTCTTCGTAGAAGTCGTCTATTGCTACTTCCTGCTCAGGTACTAAAGTTATCTCCTCCTTTTTTTTCATATATTTATATTTTCAGCTACGATTTCTTTCGCTTTATCTATGATTGATTTTTTTATATTTTTAATTTGTTTGTACCCCGGACTTCTATTTTTCTCAGAAGTCTTATACCCAAGTATTTTCGCTACTTCTTGTTCCGATTTGTTGTTTAGGTATAAATTTTCGTA